CAGCCATAGCTGTTTTTTCTGCAGTCTCTGCTTGCGCTTGAGCTTGTGCTTGAATATTAGCTTGTTGATTAGCTTGGTCTTGTTCACCTTTAGCTTTACGTTTAATTTTAAGCATTTGATTAGCTAGTTTAAGATTTTTAATTTGTCTTAAATCAATAGCATCTTCTAAATCAATACCTTGAGCTTGTAAAGCTACTTGAATGTTCTCTTCTAATTTAGCTTGTTCTTCTTCATCTGGTTCTAATTCTAAGAATATACCAAAATCATGCAGATTAAGATTAACAATTTCTTCTAATGTTTTAATATTAAAAGTAGATATAGAATTTTGTAACGATGCCTTCGTTAATGGAAACTCTAAAGCATCAGCTATTTTTAACCCTATATTTTCAGCTAATTGTAATGTTAAATATAAACTAGATTGTACGATATGTCTAGTTGCTACATTAGAAGCATTAGCTGCTATCTTTTGTAATCCTACTAGTGTATTTCTATCTGGAGTACTTCCATCTCTAGCTTCATTTAATCCGGTCACATCTCTTATCATTTGTAAATAATATTGATATGTTTGAATTAAACTTTGTATTTTCGCTCCACCTGCTGAAGAATTAAGTTCTTGAATAGGAACTTTTCCTGGATTCATATCTCCTTCTTGAGTAAGTGATCTACCAACTATACTACCAGTTTGGAAATACATATTCAATGCTTCTGCTGGATTATAATTAGTACCATTTCCTAAATCAACTTCTGCCAAACCATCCATATCTAAATATACACCATCTGGAACTAATCTTGAAATTACTTGTTGTAATTTTAAATGAGTTAATTGAATCATATCAGCAAAACCTATACATTTACTTACTACAGATTCAATTCTACCTTTATATATTCTAGGAGCACAAATACTATAATTCATTCTAACCTTAGTAGTATCAGCCATAGGTCTAGACATATTTTCTGCTAAATCCCACTTCAACATTGTGTTAGTTCCTAATACTTTAGCTCCACTATATAAAACTTCTATAGATCTTGATACTCTTTCAAAATTATCATTTTCTGGTGGGTTAAAAGTATCTGGTTTTTCTATAGCTTTAATTAAACCTTGATCAGTTTGTTTTATTTTAAATACTTGATTATGATAAGTTTTATAATCAAAATATAAAACCTGTACTGTATTTTCATCATAATCTCCCCAACCTGTAATATAAGATCTATTACCAGGCATTGCTTGTATTCTTTCTAGTTCTTCTTTAGATATATTAGGAAATTCTTTTTTAAGTTCTGGTATAGTTATAGCTTTTAATTCTCCTACGTAATATATATCTTCAAAATTTGGATCTTCTGTGTAAGAATATACTAAATAAGCTGGATCTACATAATCAACAGTAACTCCTTCAGCTGTATTAAAATTAGTTTTAGCTGCAGCAATACCACAGACTGTTAAGTCCATGTTTAATCTTCTTCTAATAAGATCGTATTTGTTTTGAGCTAAAACACTAGATATAGCTTCTTCTTCTGCAATTTCTATAGATTGTTTATAAGATAATTGCATGTGTAATTCTAATTCTTCTTTAGTTTCTGGAATTATATCTAAATCAGGACTTTGATATAAATCTATTCCTAAAGTATTTTTTATTAATTCTAAATAAGGAAGAGAAAGCATATCTTCATAAATTTTAGAAGCATATTCTGTTCTTTTCTTTATAGAATCAGGATCTTGAGCATAAGCTTTTATATCATAAGTTTTATTAGATACACCATTAACTACAATATCTACAAATTTAGATAAGATAGGAACAGGTTTCCAGTCTAAATTAAGGTATGATAAATCACCATTAATAGCTAATTCATCTTTGTATTTTTGTATAGATTGTTCGCCTCTAGCATACAATCTTAGTTGGTGAAAATTATTCCAACTAGTTAAATATCTATTACCATTAGTCCTTCCGTTACGAAACCACTCTTGTTCTATTGCTTGAGCAACTTGCTCGCCGTATTCCCAAGTAGCTTTTTCAGCATCGCTTACTACTTGACTAGGAAAAACGCTGTTGGTGTTAGTGTATATATTCATTTAACTTATAATTTTTGATGTATTTCCTCTATTATCATATCTTGTTATCCCTAAATCTACAGATTCTACAACTATAGGTTTACTTGGGGCGTATCTATGTTTATTACACGCCATTAAAGCAAGACCTGAACTAATAGAAGCATCATGTGTTGTTCTATTATTAATATTAAATCTAGCCCAATCTTCTAGCGTTCTTTGTAAATACATATCTCCATATCCTGTTTCTTTTAATCCCACGAAATGTTCAATATATGTTTCAATAGCAGAAGCGTGTGCTTGCTTAATATCTTCACTTGAGTTAGGTATTCCACCTATTTCTCTTTCTGTAACTGATAATTTATTTCTTCTTTTGTCGGGTCTATTCATTGCAAACCCTCTATAACCTCTTCTTTTAAAATAATATAAAAGTCTAGGTTTATTATTTTCTGCTAGTATTGGCATTCCGTAAAAAACACAAGCCATTAAAACATCTTCAAAGAATATTTCAGCTGTTTGAGGACGTGCTATATATTCTAAAAAGAAATGGTTTGGTGGATGATTTTCCATACTAAACTTTGTTAAACCATGTAAAGATCCGTTAGATCCTCTTTGATCAACTGTTCCGGATATATCATATGGATCACATCCGAAAGCACCCATGTGTTCATTACCTGGGTAATTAACTCCATGTTTCATATATCTACGGTTTTGTAGATTTATTTCTGGAACCCAAGTAACTATAAACCTACCCTGTGTATTAGGCATAAATATAACTTTAGTGTCTTGCTCTCCATTCTCCCACATAAAACTTCCTTTAGTTATATTTAAGGAGGTTTTAATATCTTCGTTATAATCTATTTGTTGATATATTTTAGTTAAATTAAATAGAGATTCTTTAGATTCGTCTCTGAAAGCGTGTTTAGTAGTTCTTGGGAATTGTCTATAAAATTCATTTAAACCATCTTGATCATCTTTTAATCCTTCAACTTCATTGTCCCAATATTCTATTACGCCTATTTTAATATTAACTCCGTGTGGTCCTTTAACATTTTGTTTTGGGGTCTCGAATACAGGTACGCCATAAGCATCAATGTATCCCTCGTAGTTCCATTCCATAGGTATGAACAAACTATATAATCCTGAGCGAGTCTGTCCATTGGCGTTTCTCTTTGTAACATCTGAGTCATCGTATAATTTTTTAAAATTTCTACCTCCTTTATCTAAAGCATTACTAGTAGATCCCATCATACATTTACCAATAATTCTACTACCAAGTCTTAATGTTGTTTTTGTAACCCTCCAGTTATTTAATATATTGTTAGGTCTCTCCCACTTTCCAGACTCATCATGTACTAATAGTTTTAATTTTTCACCATCATAACTATTATCTCCAGTATTCTTCCAGTCAATAGTTGTATCTAATCCTTCTAATTCTGCAAGATCATTTCCCGCCTCTATACTTCTTCTAGTAAATTTAGATGCAGGTACTCTATAAGCTAATTCTGTTTTAGGTCGATCCATACCATCTTGAATCGGTTTAAAAAAGAAAGGATAATTTACTGATATAGGTACAACCTTGTCAGTAAACATCTTTTTAGCATCTGGTCCGGTTTTAGACAATATACCAAATCTTGCATCACTTGAGATAGTTGCCATATTTACAGCTTCACCTGAAGCCATAAAAGAAAATCCCGAACGTCTGTTTTTAAGATAACACATACCGTAGCATCGTGTATCTGCTTTGCAAGCTTCCCAGAATATAAAGAACAATCTATTTGCTTCTCTAAAATCTGGTGGTCCTACATCAATTTTAGACCATTGCAAGTACATATAGTGTGTGCCTGTTAAATAAGTTTTTTTACCTTTACTATAAAACCAAAACCCTTCTTCACGTCTTTTAAATTCTTCATCAATATATTCAAACCATTTTTCTTTAAAATCCTCTGGATATTCTCTCCAATGAAATACGGTTTTTATTCTACTTAATGGTTTAGGGTATTCAGTTTTAGTCCATCTATCGTTTTCAAATTTGTGAACTTTTTCTTCTTTAGGTAAAGCTATTTTAAGGTTTTGTATTTCATATACTTCACCTATTTTACCAGTTTTACTGATAACTATAATATCATGTTCTTCATTGTATCCATACTCCCATTTATTATACCTATTCATTCTTTTAAGAACTTTAGGTTTAATATAATCGGGTATTATTTTATATAATTCTTGTTGATACATTATTTAGACCTCCCTTCTGCAAAACCTTTAAAAGTTTTTTCTTTCTTTTCTTCTTTAGGTTTATCTTCTAACATATTCTTTTCTTCTTCAATTCTATTTAGAATTTCAAAAGCATCAAAGATGGCTAACTTTTTAGTAGCTGCAGCGTTCTTTAATCTATCTGCGGAAATATCGGGTCCAAAATCTATAATGGGTTCTTTAGCAACTTTAATTAATTCTTTAACTGCTACACGCCCAGCTTGGATTATATTTTTCTTCGTTTCCTTGGTGTTCATATTTTATAACAATATCATTTGATTTCATACAATATAAGCGCTCTTTATCTACTAAAAATTCCCATTCTCCGTTAGGAGTATAACCAACTAAGTCTCCCTCGTTGATTTCTAGCGCTTCTAAAGAACTATTACCATATTTTAATATACCTATTAGGGAACGTTCTTTATCTAATGTTAGAGAATTAGTATCTTTTATTGGTTGAATAAAACATCTATCACCAAAAGTATGCCAACCAGTAGAATTTTTATATAAATATACTTGATCTAAAGAACAAAAATATAAATCATTTTTAAACCACGATCTACTTTTTTTCTTTTCTCCTCGCATATCATAAAAAGTTCTAAAAACATTTTGATGTACAACTATAATATCACCTTCTTTTATTTTAGTTTTAAAAGCTTTAGGTATTTGTACCACTGTTGCTAGTCTATTAACAAATTTCCAGTTTTCAATTTTAGTATTCACAACAACATCTTTGTCTCCGATTTTTATTGTATTACTATATTTATCACCCAAAGGTTCTATAATAAAATCATATAAACTTTTCATTAATATTCTAAATCATATTCAACTGATATAGCCATGTGAGAATTAAACTTCTTCCAAGGTAATACTTCGTTGTTTTTTTTAATATAAATATTATAAGAATTATCAGTATCTTCAAATAGAATATGAGAAATTGTATGACCGCCATACACTTGTTGCCCTAAAGCATAATGCATGGCGTCATTTTTATAATCAGATCCAATACTGATTTTTCTAATATTATTTGTCACCTTCTTTATCCTCTACTTCTTCTTCTTCTTTTTCTATTGGAGTATAGCTACCTGTTTTTAAGTCTATATTAACAGCACCATATTCTTCTTCTAAAGATCTCTTTATATCTTCCATTTCTTTTGAAAGATCTTCAAACCCACGTTTTACTCCTTCTTTTTGAATTTCAAGCATTCCTAAACGATATATTGCATCGTTAATTTTAGCTTGGGTGTCATTTACACTTGATAATTGTTCATCAGTGATTTTATTTACTTTTGTTGCTTTTTCTTTTGCCATAATTTTGATTTGATTTAATTAATATTCTATTTATATAATTACACGTAAAAAATTAATTTACGTTTCGTTTCTCATTGCTACTAATAGTGTAGCGCTAGTATTAGTACTTAGTACATAATCTGCTCTTACTGGTATTATATCTCCAGCAGATAATCCACTGAATTCAACACCATCAGCTGCTACCGGTAGATAATCTCTGACCGCTGTTATTGTTAATGTAGCATTAGTTCCACCACCAGTTATTGTAACTACATCTCCTACTGTATATCCAGTTCCAGTAGCAGTAATAGCACTAATAACAGTTACAGCTCCTGCAGCTGCTGTGTAGCTAACTTTTAATCCTGAACCATCGCCAGTAGTTGTTGTTGCAGTATCTGTAGCAGTTGTATAGCCAGTACCACCAGTAGTAATTGTTAAAGCACCAGTTGATGCAACACCACTTTGTTCACCCACTGTTCCTGCAGGAATTATATTAACATCTCCTGCTCCTCCAGCATAAATAACTGAACCCGCTAAATATGTTCCTAATGTTCCAGTCTGATTCATAAATTCCCATGCTGGAAGTCCATTAATTGTGTCGGAAGCAGAAATTGCTAAAGCTTTTCCAAAATATCCCATTTTAATTTGTTTTTATTGTTAATTATTATTTTTGTTTATAAATACTAGTTGCCTTTTCAGTCGTGCGTCCACCAAAATAGGCTAAAACGACGGCCATCATAACCTTTTCAAAAGTATCATTCCATA